TTTTGTGGTAAATCGCTTGGAGCGATGATCGTGTTTCCAAGGTTGCTGTCTGAATTTCATAGACCGCGTGTTGCGAGTGTTGTCATAAGTGTTACAAACATCCCACCTATGCCGAACATTATAGCAATCATCAGCTTCATTAACCATGATTGATTGGTTCGCAAAACTTGTTGCTCGTTGTCCATCCGCGTTAGGATTTCAAATCTAGCTTGATTCAGTTTAGCTTGCTCATTCATATATTCCTCCAGTTTTCCCGTTAATCGGTCTATCTTACCGTTTACATATATTGGGATAGAAACCTGCACGGCAGTCGGGACTGCCTTACTTACTGCTTCATCGACGGCTTTTCTCACCGCGTCTGACATCTGGTCGATGGTGCAATTTGCGTTCGACTTTCCGTTCATAGAACAATAAAGAGCACATCAATATCAGGTAAGCGAAAGGTCACTGATAGCAGTGTTTTGACGCTCTTTATTTTTGACAAAGTTCATAACGTACTTAATCAGTCTTTGTTTAGCGAAGAGTAGTTTGCCTGTAGGGTCTGGTATTGGGTTGCCATCCACATCGAGTGTGCCAATAAATTCGTCGCCAAATGCGTTCACGAGCCTATCGAGCGTCGCTTGGTCTGGTATTGTGATTTTTAAGTCGTACGGGAATGTTAATGCCATATTGTTATATTCTTAATAATAAGTTAATAAAATCACCACATAAATGCCCTCCAAAAGATAGGGAGAGGTGCAGGGGCAGCAGGCGGGGTATAGGCAGTTCCAGTTATCGTGAACTGAATGTCGTCTTGTCCGCAGCTTGGGCCGCCACTCCATGCGCCATCAACTGATGATTGCGATGAACAGCTAAACGCCGCAGGCCAATGACCCCATACACGGTAATAATTTCCACTAGAGTTATCGACAGATACGTTGAGCGCGAGCCAGTACGATGTTCCACTAATTAAGTTAATCGTATCGCAAGAGCCTTGGGTGTATTCCTGCTTTGTCGCCGATGGAGTCGGAGATGGTGCACCGCCACATGTTCCGATAAGAGTTCCAGGGTTGTTGCCGCCGTCAGTGAATATCTGTATCCGCACATTGCTCGGTGAACCGGCAGCGACATAATAGGTAGCTCCCATACTCGTCACTGTGCAGGAGTTGGTAGCGGTGAATTTAGTCGCCCATCCAATTTGTGAGACAGCGGATGCTCCGAAAGCTGGGTTGTCACCAGTCCCATTCGCATTTGATGCACAGGTGAGGGCAAACGCCGGCGTAGGGTTGATAACAACCGCACAACTTACCGTAATGCTAAGAATGAGAGCTATCGTGGATAGACTCCCTTTCTTAAACAGTGTGTACGCGGCCATCCGCATAGGTCGCATTGACCTCCACGCATGGTGAAAGTCCGCGTGTCGCAGTGAGGACACTTTGGCATAAGCCTGTTTAATAAGTTTTTTAACATGTGTTGATCGTAGCATACGAATAGCTATTACAAACCTGTAGACTGCTGGATTGTGGAAAACGTACAGGACACAGATGTCGGAGAAGAGGCGGGAGTCCCGTACTTCACATAGAAGGTGGCACCAGCAGATGGCGTGTTATTCGAGGAGAACGTTGTGGTGGCAGGGGTAGACGAGATACTAATGGTTGCAAGGTGTGTCGAGCCGTAGTACGGGTCGGCTTTTATGGTGCCTGCATCGGTGGAACATACCGCTTGCGTGATTTTCACCGCGAATGGAAGCGTTATGTAATTGACGTTCTGAACCGTAGGGCTTGAAGTGCCAGTCCATGTCGTTGTAGCGTACGGCATGAATATAGGACGTTCAGGCGTAATAAACGAAGTAACTGTTGATGTGCCGAACACATTGGTGCCATTCACTGATAGGTTTGTGCTCGACGCACTTATAAGTGTAAACAAACCTGCGTTATTGAGTTTGGCGAGTACCGTATCCGCAGAATCAGACACTACGAACGAGAGTGTCGACGCGCTGGTGTCACTACCTTTGACTGAGAGCATACCCCACGGAGTCGTTGTGCTTATGCCTAATTTGCCTCCGCCGGTGAAGTAGCTATTGCTTGCGCTTGTTATTTTAAGCGTGCCAACTGATGTGATGTTCCCAGATGAATCGACTTGGAATAAGTCACCACTACCGACAGTAAGGAGAGACGCGGGTGATGCGTCACCAATCCCAAGGTTTCCTGCTCCCGTAAGTCGCATATTTTCATTTAGCACCAGACCACTCGTTGTTCTGAATACGAGGTCAGTCCCGCGTTGAGAAGCGTTGTGCGTCTGATTAGCGATAGCTCCAATATCTGCAACATTAACTCCCGGCGCGGTGTAGTTGGTATCGTTAGACCAAAATTGCAAATTGCCTATCGAAGAGTTGGTTACAATGGCTGCGCGGGAACTCCCAATTACGAGTGGCGCAGTGGTCGTCGCAGTTGTGGATGCTTGGAATAAGTTAGGGTAATCCGTCATTGACAAGATGCCGAAGTTACCCGATTGAAGATTTGAGTTACCAAGTAGGATACTCGTATTGTTTGTAGCACCGGTAAGTGCTTCGACAACCAGGCCGACTTGATTTGTTACGGTGCCAGTACCGCCATTGTTCGGGTTAGCATACCGATACCCTACAAGATTAGTGAGAGTTCCTGAGTGCCCAGCACTCATAACTAACGAGCCAGTATTCAATCGCACTGTAGTGATAGTGTCGGAACCACTCGCGATTGTCGTGTTGTTATTTATATTGGTGAATGTAGTAATCGGTGAACTGAGCGCAATAGACGGGTTCGCTCGTATATTTTGCAGAGTTCCTGATATATTCGCATTTATAGTAGGTGAGAAGTCTATCAGGTTGTTGGCATACGATGATATGCCGGTATAAGTTCCCGTTACTTCCAGAAGACCGCCACCATCACTGTTAGCTCCTCCAATCTCCAACAACGACGTTGGCACGTTTGTTCCTATTCCTATTTCTCCATTTGCTTCAATCTGCAAAGCTGCTACGGAAGAATCGACGAGACTATCGGAGGTTGTACCGATAGTAAACTCTCCACTGTCCGATATCATAAACCAGTGTTTTTGATCTGTAGAAGCGTTCGCGTCGGTAAGTGTTACTTTGCCACCGGAATTACTCGCAATTTGCAGAAGCGAGCTTGGCGACGTTGTTCCTATGCCGACATTGCCAGTCGATGTTATCCTCATTCGCTCGTTGCTCGCTGAATTTCCACCGGTTAGGAAGTTGATATAACTTTTTGTCGCGCTTGTCGTCGAAGTCTCAAGGGTGAGTGCTCCGTTTGAATTTTGTAGGAAAAGTAGGTTGGCTACGTTTGTCCCCGTCCCGAAGGTTGTATCGTTATAGCCAGACGAGTTATATCCGAGGAACCCGTAATTTGTCACAGTGTTATCAGCCGCCTGGTCATTGTTCAGAAAAAGTCCTGTATATGCGTTTGCGCCGTTGCTCGCGTTACCTATACCTTGCGAGACACCATAGGCAGTATTGTCGTTGCCCCATGTTTCGATACAAACGGCGGAAGCTGATAGTGAACTGATACCAGAACACTGTGTATTATTAGGGCTTGAAGCCCCGAAGTGCATGTAATTGCTATAGAATGTTGATGTACCAACGACAGAGAGAGCGTATTGCGGACTTGTCGTCGCGATTCCTACCGAACCGCTAGAGTTCCAAACACCACTTGGGAAATATGCGTTGCCAGACACGGTGATTGCTGTTGAGGACGCATATGTTGCGTACCAGTTTGTTGACCACCCCGTTGTTATTGTTCCTAGTGTTGACGTTGAATTTGCAAAATTATTCCTTCCTGTCCATGTGTTATTGTCAGCAAGAAGTGTAGTAGACGCACTTCCGAACGTGTTTTGTGTTTTCCAATAATCAGCACTGGTCGTGCTGAAAAAGTATCCCTTATCTATTAGGGCTAGTGAGGTAGTCGATATTTTACCATTAAACGTATTCCAGTCAGTTGAGCTTATGTAGCCATCTTGGCTTGCGGTGCCTTGTTGTATGCCGAGTGAGCCGGTACTGCCAATTTGCACAAAGCTTCCTGTAAGTGGGGAAGTAGCGGATAGAGTCGAAGTAGCAATGCCGTATACTCCCGCCGCACCGTTAGATACCAAAAGATTGCTCGATGATGGTTGTGTTGTCGTAGAAAGACCTGTCCATACTATAGTGCTATTTGAACCTCCGACGAGAGCACCAAGAGTTGAAAGACCGCTAAACGGGCCTGTAAAAGTCAAAGTGGTCGTAGATACAGCACCAAGTTTTTCAGGTGTTTGCCCAGAGGTGGTCCAGTAGGCGAGCTGGCCGATAGTCGGTGTTGTGGAAGTTGAGACATTGCCTGTGCCTCCGGAACCACCTGTGGGCCACGTTGTCCGACATGTATCACCATTAAGGCATAGTGTGGTCGCGCTTACCGCAGTCGTACTGGCATTAACTAGTTGCGATGTCGAGGAAGCAAAAATACCATTTTGCATCCATAGTGGTGTAGATGTTGCCTGGACTGGTACGCCGTAGTTTGTAAGACCTGTTGTAAACGGCCAAACACCTGAGCCGCTAGACGGCCATACAGTTCTGCAATCGCCTGATATACAAACGGTTTTAGCGTACACTCCGTTCCATTCCAATGTCGTAGTTCCCAAATCATACCTATCAGTTGTTTCTGGCAGAGTATTACGGAGAAGTGTTGAAACCGGCGCAGCGTATACCATTGTGGCGAACAACGTGATCAATATTGCGAGTCCTGCAATTGTAAGTTTATTCATGTTAGTAAAATAATACCTCAACTAAAGCCATCAATGTCTGACCAGAAGCGGGGGTAGTTATCCCGGCAGCTAAAGACAGTTGATTTCCTGATAATGTCCAATCCGCTGTATCGAAAGTAATAGGAAAGCTCGTACCCCACAGCCCCAGCACATCCACTGTGTCTTTTGGTAAAACGAAATCACGTGTTACGCCGTCTACTTGGTCAGTAAGACGTATGCGCTTCACGACTTGTGTTTTTCTGATTATTGGTCGCGGAATAGCATCAATATTCGCTTTCAGCCGTTTCTCCATTTCTGACAATCCTTTAATTGCGTCACTACTCAACCGCTCGTCCCCCTGTAGAAGCTCTAAGCTGTTTCTAATTTCTTCAGGGGACAAATCCTTGATATTTCCAGGTTCTCCAGGTTCCCCTTTTTCTGGTGGCGGTATGAGCGGCTTAATAAGCGAAGTGAGTCTCTCGTCTGAAACTTCTCGTGGTAACACCTCTCTAATCAAACCGAGTAATCGCTGATCGGAAGGCATAGCACCTTCTACCGATTTCTTTACTTCGGGTCGGATAAGACTCAGTAGCTCGTCATCGGTAGGAGTATGTCCATCTGTGACAAAAGGAATGAGAGGTTCAATCAATGCCGTTAATTCTTCATCGGTAGGAGTATGACCAGGGTCTCCTCTATCGCCCTTCTCGATTGTCTTTAATTTGCTGGCAAATTCCGCTGCCACTGTACTCATGTTGTCTGAGGATACTTTACCAGTCTTAAGCGACTCAATCTCCTCCGCTTGTTCGTCGAGTTTATCCTCCAGCTCGTGAATGAGGTCTAAGAGAAGCAGGGTAGCGTCATTTCCACCCCTTTCAGCCAAGGTAATTAGTCTTTGGTCTTGTGGGGTTAGGTTGGGCATAACTTTATTGCTTTTTCGCGCAATTATGGCAGTGTGTTGGTATGAGTATAATTGTTTTCATAAGTATTTTTATTCTTGCTGAAGCTGTTGCTCACTATTTCCTAGCTGACTAGCCAATTTTGGGAAGGCTCTATATAAAACTTGGCGTATACCAGGATTTTGTTGCATTACTTTTGTTATTGCTGAGGGAGTCTCGCTGCCCAACCACGCGGCGATATGCGTCTTCGCAGTAGTGCTTTGTAATGCTTTATCGAGTACTCCTGCGCTTATACTTGCCAGTATGACCGGTATTGCTGCTCCCCCTGTAGCTAGAGCTGTCAAAGCACCTGTAACTGTTCCGACTTTAACAGGCATTGAGATCAGGTCAGAGCGGCGCAGAATCTGGTCACGATGAAGCGTGGCAAGCTCTGCGGATGTTAAATCAGCATACTGTTGATTTAATCTTGTTATTTCAGGTGAATTTGCACTAACTGCAGTATTTATTTTTTCTTTTATACCACCATATACTCTTTTTAGAACAGCGTTTACAGTTTTATCATCAGATGGATTGCCGGTAAACTTCGTTTGACCAGAAACTAACTGTTTCAAATCAAATGCTTCTTGAGGTGATAGAGTACTCAGATTACGTGGTGTTGACCCTATTTTTTCGATAACCCCTTCCGTGTTTACTTGGTGCTCAAACAAAATAGCGTCTTTCGCATTTTGCAGAGCAGTCACGACTGACTGGTTGCCCTTACCTCCTTTTGCTGCTTCTGCTATTGCATCATCAATCTTTGCAATCTCCGCAGAAACATCAATCCTTGCGGCAGCATTTTCAGGAGAAGCCATTATATTACCTATCTTTTGTCCTATGTCTTGTTTTGCGGCAGTAATGTTTTTTTGGAAATCAGGTAAAGAATTGCCTGTGATACCTAATTCAGACACCGTTCTACCAGGGTCTTTACCATAAGAGAAGTCAGCTTGTCTTGGTTTAATTAAGCTGTTTATAAAGCGTGGTGCTGAATCCTTTGTAATCGCAATACCAGCACGCACCCCACCTATCGCAACCGGCACACTTGCTCCTAGTAATGTCCCTAATCCAGGTTTGAAAGCATCAAATCCTGTTTCTCCTTGTTGGAGATTACCAGCGACGTCATATCCGTAACCAGTCGCTCCACCCACTAATGAACGACCTGCTGTTTCTTTACCTATCGTCTTCAAAGTTTGAGATAATGCTTGTTTCGTTGGTTGGGCAGCAACTTCTGCGCTTTTCGCTAGCAAACTACCTGTCTTTGCACCTTTTGCCGCAGCCCCATAACTACCAAATGACGCGATATCAAGAGCTGTGCCCGCAACATTGCCTAAAACCTCGCCAGTCGTATCATTCAAATTTGGATACAATTCAGCCGCTGACATTCCTTTCATACCACTACTGATCAAATCAGCAATCATTGCATCTGCTTTAGTTGTATCAATACCCTGTTCCTTAAGCCTATTTCGAGCTGCAACTGCCGTCTGAAGATTTGCTGAAAGTTGCTCTGATTGTTTTGAATAAGCAGATGTAGCTGCTGGCGCGCCAAGAGCAGCACCGATTTCTTTTCCAAGATTTATTTCCGGTGATAATAAGCTCCCAACTAACCCTCCAACCAACGGCTTGCCGCCAATCTTCGGCATTTCATTAACTTGTTTATTTCCAATTCCTGACCACACAGTGTCAGCAAGTGAGGATGATTGTTGCAATCCCGCAAGTGGCAACTGGTTTCCGACAGGTTTTAAAGTACTGAAATCGGGTTGATTTTGTACTGGCCTTAATGTCTTGAAATCTGGCATATTATTGTTTTATCCAATTTCCATTAGCGTCAAAAGTCCCTCTGTTTCCTTTTGCATCTTCATATATTTGTCCTACAGTGAATTCTTGACCTTGAACAGTCACTTTTGTTCCTGGTTGAGAAGAAGATGCTGTCTTCAACTTATTATATGCGGAACCAAGTACTGCCTCATAAGGCCCATCAATAGCGTCATCAAATGCCTTTATTCTTCCTTTCATGATCGCAGTGTTAAGCCCCTGTGTTTTATTTATGCCTGGGAATATTGAAGCGATATCTTTTCCTTCTTGTTCTGAATAAGCAGTACCAGATACAGCATTACGGTATATTTGTAGTGAAGATTGTATCTGAGTCGCAAGTTCTACAAGTCGAGGATCTTTAACCGCGCCAAGATTGTTAAACACCTTTTCATAATTCCCTGAAAAAATGTTCGTCTTACCACCCGCATCGTAAAAAGCTTGTAGTTCTGACTGTAAATTCAACATAGCTATTTTAGCCGCCTCAAATTTTGTTACAGAGGTAGCTTCAGTTTGTCCCATTATTTTCTTCGCGTTATTTTTTATTACAGTAACTGGGTCTTCTCCATTATTTATAGCATTTCTAATGGTTGCTGCTTGTTGTTTTGTAAAAGAACCAGAACCAAGAATAGTGCCAATTATACTCGAATACTGCCCTCCTAAATAACCTTCATCAATTAACGCCAATGTTTCAGCTTTTAACTTTGCTGTGCTCGCATAACTGGCAGCAATCTGTGCTTTCCTCGCTTCTTGTTCAAGGCTGAACGAAAGTGGGGCTTGTCTCAATTCCTCTTGTTTCAGTTTGAGATTTGTTATAGCAAGCTGTGTAGCGTTAGGGTCTGTCTGATACTGACCCACAAGATTAAACACCTGCTGCAGATAGTCTGGTGAAAAAGTATCGAGCTGCAGAGCACGTTGTGCAGCTTGTTGCGCTGCCTGATTTCCAGGGTTATTCGATACTGCTGCGTTCACAAGAGCGAGTCCGGCCGTTTTGTCATCCTTAGCAGCGTTCAATAGTCTCGTTCGTTCAGTTATGTAAGCAGATAGCTCGGCCTCTTTCTTTTTATCTTGTCGGCCGAGATTATCTTTATTCATGTTATACGCCATCTGCAATTGATTGAGTTGTATTTGGTAGGGGAGAAACTCCTGTTCAACAGCGTTCTTAGCGATATCCTCTGCTCGCGCAATATTCCCCTGCAGGGTAGCCCCAAGAGAAGCAAGCCCAAGAGCTTTGATAGTGTTTTGCCGTATCGCTTCTGAATTATTAGCCTGATACGAAGCTGCACCACCGATGGTTATACCTCTTCCTGCAAGCGCAGGGTCTTTTGTGGCATCATACGTCTGAAGTCCTGTAATCGTGTTTTTAATACCAGTTATTTGGCTAGATAGGTCTTGCGACTGATTCAGTAAGTCAGCATAGTTTTTATATCCTAACTGAGAAGCAGCAATATCCTTTGCCTTAGTAGAAGCTCCAGTTGTATCTATGAGTCCATTCGAGCCAACAACACCTCCCATCGATCCGATTCTTTTTTGCAATTCTGAAAGTTGAGTCTGATTATTATTATAAGCAGTGTCTGAGGTAGTGTCACCGTATACTTTATTGAAAACATCACTAATTGAACCAAGAGAAGACAGCGCACTAGGAACAGTACTAGGTGGTGAAGGTGGTGGTTGATACGTCGCACCCGTTTGCAAATTACTCGAAGTCACTGCTGCAGGGGGAGTGTAGGCGGGAATGGTTGGAGTGTAACCAATCCCTGCTTGAACTCCGATTGATTGTACTGGTGTTAGTCCAGCATCTTGGAGTGAAGCAATTTTCTGTTGTTCGGTTTGCTGTGGCATATTAGACAAGCATTAAAATAAAGTAAAAGTTTGAGTCAGCTAACACACCGAGAGCTAGTGTTGATACCTCAAAATAGTTAGCGTTAATAGCAGAAAATATATCCGCTGTGTCTGCTGCAGTTCCTCCTATAGCAACAACAGTATATTGAGTAGTATTCAGATTGTGCGTTACCTTGTATTTACCTGTCGCAGTCTTTGTTGATGTCCATCCAGTTGGGAGTGTTACTGAGCTTCCAGTTGATGACACTTGTCCACCATAAATCCCGCCAATAATTCTGTGGTTATCATAAAGCTGTATATTTTTCCAAAAAGAGTATCGATCCGGCCTTTCAAAATTCATTTTCCATCGCTCTAGTACTTCAAGTCTTTGCATAATCAATTGTGCATCTTCAGGACTCATATTTTAAGTATATCGTATTCGTAGGCATAACCGACAATTCTCGCTCCTTTCGTACTTTCAATTCTGAACTCTATATTTGTTCCACTTACAAAACGATCACCACTTGCTGTTACCGCTTTATAATGGGTTAACCTTGTATCTGGTGATGTTGCTGTTTTAGTCATAATAGTTGTCGAAAAAGCAGAAGTGGAATCTACACGATACTTCACAACGACCTGCGCCGCAGAATAGAGAGGTTCGGTAAAAATTTCAAAGGAAAGTAATTGCTTTTTTTGCATCCAATCACCGTCTGGCATCTCAGGATTAACAAGTGTTTCGTAAATACAAGTCTGCGCGAAAAGTGAATCTAAAACGGAACTATTTATCGTTCTTGTTATTGTTCCCACACTCGTATGAACAAAATAGGTATACCCAGCAATTCTTGCTGCTGCTAATACACTCGTTTCCGAATTATCATTTGTTGCTCCCTGTTCAACAGTGTATACCCAAAGACCATTGTTTTTATTTCTCGATAATGACGACAAACCATGTATAGTTTTATTACCGGTCAAATCAAACGAAAAGAAAAACTTGCCAGCATCAACGAAATTAACCTTCGGATTAATCGTGACAGCGGCCGATGAATCCGCTACGTTATAGCTTGTGATTTGTTTAATAATTTGCGGCTTACCCCCTCCATAAGCATGGAAAATTACCGATTTAGACACCTCAGACGATGATGTATTCGCAGGATAATCACTGACTATAATCAAATATCCATCAATTGAATTCATTACTCTTGCCCGACATGCTCCTAGTGGTTCGCTCGCAGTTATAGTTACCCTGGTTTCATCGCAATCCCAGAGATACAAGAACGATTCATTTGCAACATATCCTACAATTGCAAGCATCGTATCGTATTCCCATAACGCCGTTGGCGTAAAATTCGTAGGCAAAGATGATAGCGCTGTATCTGCCCATGACGAACCATCATAACTAGCTATAAAAGCACCACTGGACGTAGTATATGCAAAATAAATCTTGTCATTCTTAGAATGTCGGTGAGCAGCGAGGAACGTTGCACTAGCAATAGTTCGCGCTGTTGCTGCAGATGCGCCTGTACCGTCAAGATTTACACTATAAATAACTCCAGCAGCAGAACGAGCAAAATACCATTTGCTCCGATGCTCAACAAGAAAGGTCGAACTTGCAGCTGCTGGCGCAGTCAACCCTGCAGTAGAAGACGCCCAATTGCTAGCGGCATCTGCTTTGCTATACATTTTTCCATTTCCGCTTCCATCCTCACCAAGTCCCCACATTTGATTATCAGAACCAGGTTTGATTATTGCTATGTTCGTTTGACCTGTTGAATCTGTCGCCACACCAGGTAGAGGGAACAGAACATTACGCATCATCGTCAAATCAAAATTCTTAGAAAACGAACATTGACCTACTGTGCGACTGTATTTATTGTCAGCTATTCCATTTCCGAAATCTGTCACCGTGATGCGTTTAGACATATCAGTATTTTATAAGATCAACTTCGTAGCTCTGTAGAGTACATGAAACTGTACCCGCTGTACTACGACCTCTGAAATCTATATATGTCGTTGCAGCAGTGTTCGCAGCGATCCTAAAATTATTTATAAACATGTCATTCGTCGAAACAGTTGCAGGAGTTGTCGGCCCCTGTTGTGCGTTGCCCCAACCAAAGACAGCCGCCGTACTTGTCGAGAATATGTCGGATTTGATGAGTACCAGGGAATATGGCGCGCCAGCCACCTGATACACCACTGTCGAAGTTGCGGTTCCATTACCGAAATCCATTTGCGGATAGCAAAGTCCACTACTTCCTATGACTTCGTATGTAGCCGTAACCTGTAAACGGGTTGTAGAAGTGAGTGTATTAGCAGATATAGCAACAGTCTTAACAGTTGTGGTTGATGTGTTCGAGGTCGAAAGAGCAAGGTTCCCACCCGATGACAACACCGTGAAAACAGGCGTCCCCCATGTGAGACTTCCACTACCATTTTCCATTAGGACAGTTGAACTCGCACCTCGGACAGATGGGAATTTATATGCTAGTCCATTGAGAACGAGAGCGTTTGCCGTTGTGCTCGATGCTGCAATCGTGGTGGTTGCATTGTGCGTCCAGGATCCAGTAAGGGCATATGTGGCGGTTGTATCAAATGAAATCGACTGCCACGATGGGGCTGTAGCTGCTCCGTTTGAAGCGAGCACCTGACCAACGTTACCGAAACCGCTCACTGTTTTCACGATGTCAGTCCCATTCCCAAGGAGCACCTGGTTTGAGGACAGAGTGGTGGAACCCGTACCGCCATAAGGGACGGTGACGGCTGTTCCATTCCAAGTGCCAGAAGTGATAGTTCCCACGACAGCGAGATTCGGTTTAGATGTAGTCGCATAGAAGGTCGATATCTCAAGTTTGTCGGTATTTAGATTCGAAAAATTAGTATTTATCGTCGTTCGAGAGTTTGAAAGAGTGTCAGAACCATTTATCGTTGTTACGGTTGAACCGTAATTAGGAAAAAAGAAACTTGCTATTGCCATAAAAATCCCTGTAATAGCTCCAATGATACTCATAGTGGTCTATTCGTCATGCTTCCAGTATGACCGGACTTATTATTGATTGTGTACGGATTATCCCACGTCCCTTGTGCTGAATCCCAAGTAAAAGTTGCTTCATCCCACGTCAATGACTGGCTACCGTTTTCCTTATTTGTCATCGTTGCTGTATTCAATGGTCTGTTTGTCATATGTAGGAAATTGGCGCAGGTGTCATACGTGCTTTCGTGGGATGGCGTAAATCGATGAACTCTTTGAGGTCTTTCTCAATTTTCATAATTCTCTGTTGCAAGAGAGATATGAGGTTTCCATCATCAGTCCTATTGATGATGTTCCAATCGAGAGCAGGGTAAAGCCCTAAAAGCTCATGAAAAGGAAGCGGAATACCAGGCTCTTTCGTAGTATCAGTGTAAACAAAATAACTTTGTTGTCTTCCAAAAAAAATCTCAATACCATTCGTTGCTGAGTAACTAGGTAATGTATCGAGATACAAAACGTTACCCAATTCTAGAAATCGCGATGGGGTTCCAGTCGCACCACTGTCGGGGGAAATAATATCTGCTACCTCGTCACTATCCGCAGTGACTCTCTCTAATTCTACATAGTTAGTCGCATTAGATGATTGGAGAACTCTAACATGAGTAATATTGAGTATATCTAAAGAGTTAGCATCTGTAGTTATTTTGTAATCATTTTGACTTGCAACGAGATTCACATATCCCACAGGTTGGTCGGAATGGTTCAAATCATCCCAGCGAATTTGATCGTTGTAAGCCAACAAAAGAGGCATTATACGAGCGAAAGCACTGCTATTCACCGAAGCAGTAAACTCTTTTAGTAGGTTTGTGTCGCCACTAACTGTCGCACGCGGCTGCCTAGTCCAACGCTCATATAGTTGCACTAACCCGTCGTATGTTGATGTGTCGTTAAATTGCATGTTGTGAGGGGTTTCTTTCCCCATCCCTGCCCCGTGGAAGAAGGGGCAGAGTGGAGAAACAGACGTTACGCAACGTTCACGTCATAGACCAACGGCTTGAAGGTCGTTGGAACGAGGTGACCGATGTCAACACGGCTGTAGAAAAGCGTACCCGAAAGGATGCCTCCCGATGAGCCAGCAGGGAAATCCTGTGTCATCATCTTTCCGTAAAGGGATCGGAGAATACCTATTCGGTGAGTTTTCTTGACTCCGGCCATGAGGTGGTTCGCTGTAAGGTCGTTTGACCAGTAGTGGTCAACTCCCATGTAGCGGAAACCTTCCACAGTGCCGTCACCAAGAGCTTTGTCAGCTAGGTTGAAACCGTTTGCTTGCACGAAGGCTTCGAGAAGCTCGAAGTCAGCAGGTCGCCATACGATGTATGCGCCATACGTTCGCATACGGGTATTCCCGTTTGCTACTCGAATAATGCGCTTGATTCCTCGGATAATGTCGTCAATGTTTGAAGCTGAGACAGTTACCTGAGTCGTTACACCGGAAGCAACACCACCCGCTCCGTCAGAGCCTACGTCAGTCCAGGAGGCGTGTTGTGCGAGCGTATTTGTCTCAATGAACTCATTGAGCAAATCAGCCTGCACTTCTGCAATTTCCATTTGAGTGTTGTAACCAGTCTGAGCCATGTCAGCAAAGTCAACGAAGATAGGCATATCCCTACCAGTTGAGATTGTGAGAGTTTCAGCGGTAAACGCCACATCTTGTGGGTTAAATACAGTTCCACGAGTTACTGTCTGAGCCGATGGAACGGTAGACATGTAACCTGAGTTGATCGTACGGGTATCTGTTGGAGTCACCTGACATACGTCCTTCCAGTTTTGGGGGTGAGCAAGTCGGTGCTGCAGCGTTGTCTCGTAGTCTTGTGTGTAAATTATAGTATTAGCCATAATTTTGATTCGCTAAACTTATTAAAGCGAATCCCAGACACTTGATTTTCGACTCCTAGTCGTTATAAAACATTTTATTGTTCTGGCTACTTGCGCGCCTAGCGGCTACATATTCAGCGGCTAACTTTCTTCCAAGTTCAGCCGGTGGGTGTTCACCTTTGGCTAGCCAGTACTCAACGGAAGTGCGGCCTCCACTACTCCCTTGTCCACCTCCGCGAGCAGCGTCAGCTGCGGCTTCATTAGACTTGTTCGTACGGAGTTTTTCAAGGCGAGCTTGGAATATATCGTCACTTTCCAGTGCATCAATATCCATTCCTGTTCGCTTCATAAAATCCTTTGCAAGTTGGATTTCATCCGCGCCCTTGATCCCCATTGACCGTAATAATGCCTTTTGACCATAATCGAGGTCTGAAGATTCTTTTTGTTCTTTCGAAGAACTAACCGATTCATGCTCCGGCTCAGACTTCTTCGCATTGCGTTCAGCTATTCGCTTCCACTTTGCGGCTTCTGCCTTTGCCTTCTTGGCATCGGATTCCCAATCAACTTTAGTTTCCTGAGAGTCCTGCGAACCGTCGTTGTTTACAAGGTCAACGTCCTGGTTGTCAATTTGATCCATATATTGAGAAAATGTTAGTCACTTTACGGTGAGTGAGAACGAAATCAATTTTAAACGGATCGAGAACCGTTTTCTTTTAATCGTTGTAAACAGTGACTTGTGCAACACAGTCAGTTGAAGGCAACCTCATTATCAAGAGTGCTGCCATCGAGTTACCGTCTGTATCACCGTAGATAGTTGAACCAGTTGATGTAGCTGCTTTCTTGATAGCAAATCCAGTACCTCCTGCAATGGTTAGGTTGCTTGCAGCAGTCGTTGAGGCATGTCGAATAAACACCTCTCGGCGTTCATACGTTGAAAGCGTGCTACAAAGCGGAGTTGTTGAGGCTGGCAATGTAAGCGTCTTGTTTGCCACGTTTACCGTGTAATCAAGATATGAAGCATTTGTGAACTCATTACCTGCCAAAGTAACGTTAGCACTCGTTGAGGACGAAACACGGCCACCACCAATCGTCATTCCCCCCAGAAACTGCTCGCTATTGGAGTGAACTGCGCCAGCGGCACCGTAATCAGGTGTTTGAGATGTTTGAGTCTCAACAACACGAGTCTCAACAACACGAGTCTCAACAACTTTTCCACTATTTGTCACGGCAAACACCGCAAACCCTAGAGCAAGAGTCGAAAACACTACACTAATCAAACCTTTTGTATTCATGGTTATTTCTTTTTACTTTTAATTCCTCGACCTTTCTCTTCCAAAACTTCATCAACCTGGACTGTTTCCTCCTGGTTAAAGAGTTTGTCTTTGAGAGAAGCCATCCTAATCCCCTTGTATTTTTCCATTGTACTTTACTTAACTATTAACGTGTTTCCGTTGCCTCAATCGTGCTATTCCCGAAAGAATAGACTTTGACTGCCCCACAGCCGAACTGACCGCCGTCATAGACGACAGTAGTTGACGCAGCTTGTGAGTATCCTTTAGTCCCGCTCGGTGTATCACCAGTTAATTCCGTAAACGTTAACCTAATCTCAGCCCCAGTCGTTGAAATGATGCGAGCAGCACAATTCGTTGAAGTTGCGATAGCCACAAATGGGGTGGCCGAGACAGCCAACTTTGAACTTGTTGCAATGGTCGTAGAAAGCCCCGATGGAGCTGACGCGAACGTAAACTTAAGATTCATGATAACTGCAAAAATAAGTGCCGTAAAAATTACGAAGGCGATTACTATTTCACTTCTGTTAATTCCTTTGTTCATGTTTATTTTTTGTTTTTCTAAAAGCCGACCTTTAGTATCTCATACGCAGCATGTTATCGTCGTATCGTCAATAAGTGGATAACTCATACAGCAGGGTTTGTTAGCGTTTCAGTACCTTTTGCCATTCGCTTGAAAGTCTCTAACTTGCGGAATCCATCTTGTAGTCTTTTTCTACCCTCCAAACAGCCTCTCACAATCTCTCGCTGCTGTTCATTTGGAAGCGAAACATCATATTGAACATTAAGGTCAAAGCGATCCATAAGAACGTTCTTAACCGCATTAAACATCACTTGGTCTTCAGCAAACTGTGCTAGTTTTTCATCAAAAGGGGTCATGCAAGTGCGTTAGCTGATTGGGCGAGATTCAATTGAGGGATTTGCGGCTGTCCTTGTTGCGGCGCGACCTGTGGGACCTCTGATTTTGTTTGTGTCGCATAGCCAAAATCAATAGGGTTTAAGCCACTATATTCGACTAGCTTATTAAAGATTTTAGCTGCTGCTGGATTTTGTAATATCTGCGGATTTGCTAACACTTGTGTGAAGATGTTTGTCATCTTATCGACAATTCCAAGTAAATCTTTTTGCTTGCCAGCAACATTCACCTTAACGGAAAGGGGTGCATCCTTCATATCATTCTTAAGAATCTCAAGGAAACGCTGGTTTCCACCTTTAGAGAACTCGTCCTTAATCTTTTGTTTGTAGGCCTCAAACTCAGGTTCGAGAACAACTCTACCCTTAAACAACTCATCAAACGCCCATTTGTTTGCTTCAGAGCGAGCAAGACAATCAGCCACATACTCCATCTCATCTTGGGAAAGAGTAGCAAGAAAGCGAACTCCATCTGTTATCTCTCTTGAAATGTCAGCTAAGATGCCGTTTTCATCGGTGTATAGCTGTTCAATAAACGAAGCGAACTTACCCATGCGATACTTGTGTAGTTCTTGACCTTGCTGCACCACAAGCGCTTGAAGTCTGAAAGGAGAGCCAGAAGAAGGAGTGTTACCCATGAGAGCGTCAGTAGCCCCTGCAGTTTGCTGTGCATGAATTTCCCATTCTCTAAGACTTTCATTGAAAAGACCGATATTAGGGGAAGCGTTAGGGATTTGATCGATTCTTGTGTTGGGAGCAGTGACCGTCACTTCAAGACTTTCCATGTCTTTAATCTGATTACGATTTGCGTACCCTTCATCTGTTGTTTGGAAAGCTATAAACGAAGCAGCTTTCAAAAGGTTTTTCTTACAGATTTCTGCGAAGTTAGTCCAAATTTGCTGATCAAAGAGTTCTTCAACCCCACCAAACACAAGAGCGCGGTTAGGTATTTTTCTACCAGGAAGATGAACCTTGAAAGGATTGTAGTTTTCTTTTTTCTTGTAAAGCGTAACTCCTTTCTTCTGACCTTTAACGTCTTCATAGAAAGCAACAATCTGAAGTTGTCTGGTAAAGCGTTCTTTATCAGTATTTTTATCAGTGAGCCATGCGGTGGGCATAGTTCCATGCACCCTATAAATCTCAATCTGTTTTCCTGGAGTCTTTATTTTAATTTGAGTGTCAGAATCAACTTGCCTTGCTTCATCAGCAAGTGTAACAAGCTCATCAAGCGTAATGTCAGCTCCATTTTTCTTCTCACCCCAACCTGCTGAAGCCTGTTCAAGCAACTTGTCAGGAGAAAAGAATATCTTAAACGCTATCGGCCCAGCCATAATGTCGGTCTGATCGCAGAACGCAATCGTATCGAGTGGCTCTTGTACCCAACCTTTCGCGCCTTTTCTCACTAGACAACCCCCATAGTCGATTTTCTCCTCCTTCAATTCATCAAAAAGGGTATCAAGATCATGTTCACGCACATACACCTCGTCGTGATATTTCTTGATCAAAAATGATTTGTGGTTCTGTTCCGGCGCGTTAACGTAAATAGTTACTTCCTTAAGGTCAATATCCTCAGCTCGATAGCGTAGGTTTAAGAGAGGATAAATAATGTTCTTATTTGGTTGTTTCTTCTCTAGTTCGTTTGTGCCAATGATAAATTTACCATGCTTGAACAAGAGAGAACGCTTAATATGCTCCTTCATGTTCCACGGCCAATTCTCCATGACCTCGTATGTCTGACCGTACTGTGCCTCTTGCTCTTTTATCCAGGTAAAAATATCAGATTTCATGCAAGTGTTTTGTACATTTTATGAAAATATGAACGTTGTATTTTACCCGTTGTCCCTTGAGAAAAGAGCTTCCTTAAACTAGGGATAGACAAGGCAAAAGACTTTGTTCGCTTTCCATCATGCTCAATAATAAAAACTCCCTTTGTGTAAAATTTCTGATTCTCTATCTGTTCAAGCGCCGCATCTAACGTTTCCCCGTAAAGAACGTTATCACTGTAATTCACATTGAAATGAATCTTATATTGTCCGGTTTCATCCACTTTAGCTCGTTTTCTAGCCATATTTTAACCACGTGGAGTTATACCGAGTTCACGAATATTGATGCGTCCCCCTTTGTTTAACAAATCTTTAAGAATCGCATTTCTCTCATTTCCCTTACCGAGACCTGCGGAGCGTCTTTTTGCCATCTCAATATCAACCTTAAACGCAGCTCTTTTAGCTACTTCGGTGCAAGTTGGACAACGGCCATCACCGGCCATATCATCCTCATTCTTGCCTGGGTATTCTTTTGAACATTGAAAGCAAACGGCTGTTTTCATATAGCTGGGTTAATTTCTTTTCTCTCCTCTTTTTTATGCTGGGGAAGATACACCGAGGCTGAGCAACATTCAGATAAAAAAGCTGCAATAATGTTGCAATATCGACTACATTTCGTACAAACAAAAATCTTCACCCTTGTCACTATATCATAGTCACGCTTCTGTCAATTGCTGTTTTGTGGATAACTTTCGACATTTCTTATGGGAAGCAAGACGCTCAGTACTGACCACTTCACCAGTAACAGCATTTTTTGCGGTCTTAACTAACCACTTCACCGCCTGGCCAGGAGCAGCCCACACTGCTTCTCCGCATATGTGACAATTTCCAATAATTTCGTTCATACAGCAGGATTTATTCTTTGCTTGTTTTTATGATATGCCATTCCCATAGATGCAAGCCGTTCTTTTCTCTGGATAACAGGGACGATTGTTGTCATCGCGTATCTACCGGCGGAGATAGCATGATTCTTACATTTTGGGTCTTCAATATTTAATACCCTCCCCTCCCTATCAGTAGCCCACACAAGATTACGATACTCCTTGATGAGGTTTACTGAACGTTTTGTCATGGTTATTTTCTCACTCTGTAAGACACCAAAGCTCCACTTAACGAACGTATCGGTATTAGTCTCTCCTTTCGTTTTAGAGACTCCCATAATATTGATCCCATAGCTTCGTATTTCATCAATTGATTTCGGCTCTGCCGAGTCAGCGATCGTTAAAACTTTTGGTTGATTTATGAGAACATCTGCGATTTGTTTGTTTTGCATCCCCTTCTGGTAAAGAACCTCATCCCAAATATAACCACCGTTGTAGTAGTAAATATCAACTATCGCCGTTTCATCGTTTGTATAGCCCAAATCTAGGCCTCTACGCTCCAATCTAGCCTCATGTGGTATCTCATCAATCATCGCCCAATCTTTAAGAACTTTGAGTTCAGATGAGTTTGGTTCGCCGAGCCACTTATGTTTGAAAAGCGCAGGCCTTCGTTCCCTATCATCCTCCATTTCCAATCTCAACACTTCCGGCATCCAGCCGTATTTGAGCGCCACGTCATAATTCACATTGATGACGAGCGTGTTCGGTCTACCTTCAATAACTAAACGCTGGTGTACCGGATCGTCCTCAAATAAACGATTATAGGTATAAATTAACTTAGAACCAGGTTTTCTCACGGTAGGAGTTAACACTTCAATACTGTTTGCTGAAACAGTTTGCGCTTCTTCAACCCACGCGATGTCGATCCCCTCAATAGACTTAATACTTTGTTCGTTATGCCAAAGTCCTTTGAAAATAAAATCAGAACCGTTTAGTTTATTAATTATTGCGTTATTTGTTACTTCAAAATCATTGAGATGATATTTCTCAATTAAATCTTTTAACAACTGATGAGAACTTTCCGCTATTGAGTTTTGAAACTCGCGAAAACAGCCGACCCTGGTCTTCCTCTGCCTTGCCCGTATAAGCAAAAATCTGGCCACTGTATGGCTTTTAAGACTGTTTCTGCCTCCGTAGATAGCAGCCTCACGCCAATCGTCGTCAAATAGGCGCTTATATTCAACTGGTATGTCCATCAGACTTTGCATCAATGAAACGAACAAGTAGCTCTGTTGCGACATTTTCCGTTGATTTTCCGGTAAGCAACTGATGATTTTTTGTTATCTTATCAAGTCCATCGATCAAATCCCTATATTTTGCTTTATCTCTCGTTAGCTTAAGTCTTTCTATGATCGCATCTCGTTCCTCCTCAAGTCGTTGGACTAAAGGCGCGACTACAGCTTGAAAACTCTTTGTTTTTTGTATTTTCCCAGAGTGAGCAGTTCTTGGCGAATACCCCTTTGTTGGAGCTATTTTAGTAATTTCGGGGTTACCACCCATATCAACCTGTTTCAAAACCTCTCTAGCAACTTCTCTTGCAGCTATACTTCCCATAGATAAATTACTTTTTCTTGTTTATCTTTGCCATTCTCAATGCAATTGCAATTGCTTGCTTCCTTGGTTTCCCAGCAGAAATTTCTATCTGAATATTTTTTCCTATATTTTTCTTTCCCTTAAGAAGCGGTGCCATATGTTTTTATTATACCCTACTTTTTAGCTCGTCGATAAAGATAATTGGGATACCTCCAACTTTCTTTTCACAAGAGCCACGTAACGTTGTAAACCAAGCATATTGAGAATCCGTCATTTCGATTTGAGTTGGTCTTGTTTCCTCTATCCAAAATCCTAGACCTGCCATTGAAAACGGTGGCTTATAAGGAAAGTTCATATCTCAGAATCAATATTTTGAACAACATCGTTACACTTAATCTTTTTACAAGGAATTCCATAATGACAATGCCTTCGCTTTTTCTTCTCAGGAATCATACTTGCCAATTTAGCCACGAAGGTAGCGTCGACGCCTTGTATCCAAAACCTCTCTCGCTCTGTGTACTCTGAACTCATACCTGTAAGTATACACATAGGAGTACCTCGATCGTGTTTTTTTCAAAAAGTTGGGGAAAACCCACATCGATGGCGCCGCCCTGATTAGCACACTCATCACACCTAACACACTGTTTCCTTAGAGTATATATAAATATTATTTATACATTGAAGTACTAATAGGAAAAAGGTATGGTATGCTAGCTTAAGTATGCTAAAAACAGCGATTTTAGCCCGTTTTAGCGGTTTATCCACAGCAAATAGTATGCTAAACGCCAAAAAGTATGCTAATTTCATTTTATGTTAAAAACGCAAAAACGTGAGTGGGTGAACTGGAAATTGGAGCCAGTTAGGGGTGTTTTAACCAAAGTTCCGTATCAACCGAACGGAAATAAGGCCGCCAGTAACCGCGAAAGCACCTGGTCGACGTACGCCGAAGTTAAGGAAAAGGAGCATCTTTTTAATGGTATCGGCATAGTCTTTAATGGGACAAAAGTCGGGATCGATCTCGATCATGTGATTGAAAACGGCGCCCTAGTCGATAAAGCTTCACGTGACTTGGTGGACGCTTCAAACACGTATACTGAGATATCTCCGTCGGGAACCGGACTACATGTTATCTTCAATTTGTCTGAACCTTTTTCTCCTATCTCCAAATCATATAAACCAAACGCGAAATATAAATACGAGTGCTACACCGAAAAGCGTTTCTTCACCGTAACGGAAAATATCTTTGAAGGTCGTGACACGGTACGCACGGTTGATGCTGTCACTATAGTAGAGATACTTTCAATTATCGGATACCCCTGGAAAAAGGAAGTGAAACAAACACCGACGACCCTCGAAGTTGTGGGTCTCCAAGAAGACAAAATACTCGATACGATGTTTCGAGCATCAAACGGAATAAATGCGAAGAAACTTTGGGAGGGAGATTCTAGTTTGTACAACAACGATGAATCTGCCGCTGATATGGCCTTCTGTAACCTACTCGCCTTCTATTCAGGAAAGCGGGCAGACGTAATCGAACGTCTATGGCTCGCGTCACCACGGGGGAATCGTGAAAAAACACGGACACGGAAAGATTATCGTGACCGTACTATAGCCGCAGCAATTGCTTATACTGAAAATGTTTTTACTGCTGATCGATCTCACGACGATGCGGTCGAGTACATAACGAAAAAGACAAAGAACGGGAACCAAATACTACTCTGCACTGAAAATATACAGACATTTCTAAACTCGTCACCTCAATTCGCAGGACGATTCCGTTTTGATCTCTTTAAGCAGAAAATTGAGTTTAAGAAGCTCGATGTGTGGCAAGACCTGCAGGACGCCGATATTCTTTACGTGCAAAGCATTGTTTCTAGGGTGCATCCGGCCTTCGGCATGGTGTCGCGCACAATGGTTGAAGATGCTGTCTATTCGAACGCATACTCTCACTCGTTTGATTCTGTTGAGGAATATATAAGCGCTCTTGTGTGGGACGGTGTGCCGCGCCTTGATTCATGGCTCTCTAAGGCGTATGCGGTTCCCGATGACGCCTACCATCGCGCCGTAGGCTCAAATTGGCTCAAGGGCATGGTACACCGCGCTATGGTGCCTGGATGTAAGTTTGACTACGTTCTTGTGCTTGAGGGGCCGCAGGGCTCTAAAAAGAGCATGTCCTTAAGCGCTCTCGCCTCACCCTGGCACGTTGAGACAACGCAGACCCCGGACAATAAAGACTTCTTCATGCTGTTTCTAGGCCACCTTGTGGTGGAGTTCGCAGAAGGCGAGACCATCTCACGGGCTGAGACGAAGAAACTGAAAGCCATCATCACCATGCAGGAGGACGTGCTACGGCTCCCGTATGCCCATACCATATCTACAATCAAACGTCGCTGCGTATTTGCAATGACGACTAACGAGGAACACTACCTTAAGGACGATACAGGGAACCGCCGGTGGCTCCCTGTGACCGTAGGGCCAAAGATTGATATTGAATGGATAAAGCAAAACCGCGAGCAGCTCTTTGCCGAGGCACACTACCGAGTCTCTGTTCTCAAAGAGACAACTTGGGAGTTCCCCAAAGAGGAAACGGAAGCGGCGCAAGCAGAACGTAGGCTCGTCGACCCACGAGCTGAGGAGATCGAGGATTGGTACATATCTCTATCTGAGGAACAGCGAAACATGGGCATAACGACGAAAATGGCGTTTGACGCAATATCTAACAAGAACACTACCGTTATTCTTCGCGAGCAAAAGATGAATCGGCTTGATGAGATGCAGATAGCGTCGATCCTTAAGACGACGCTACACCTTAAGAAAAAGCGTGTAATGATAAATGGAATCAATAAGAACCGTTACTTCCCTTCCGAAAAGACTCCGGCGGCGGTATCGCTTGAGCAACAGTTTGAGAACGCCTTTTTCTAACCTGTGGATAACTCTATATACATCTTTACGGCTAGGCGGTAATATATAGGTATTAACCTTAATAGAAATTATATGTCACACGTACTTGATTTAAGAGGTAAAAAAATAGAGCGTACAAAAGTCTCATTAGTATTTGATGTAGTAACACAGTTTGCGCTTCTTATTGTAGGGGCAACGATGTTGTTTTACGTGTTCCCAATAGTATTAGGGTACTAATGTATGCGTAAGCCTAACTGGAAAATAATCAATGCGGTAAAGCGAGAGAAGAAAGCCAAGGCCGAGGCCGATCAATATGTTCAAGTTGAGCCAGGTGTATACTTGAGGAGATCGGGAAAGTAACATATGTCTCCGGCTGACTTTAAAGACATACCTTGCGCGCTCTGCAGAGGTTCATACGAAGAAGGTATGGACGTGGGCGCACGCATGGTAGCGGGCAAATTAAAGTGGTGGCATGTACAAAACTGTTGGAAAGAGCCAAAGCCAAGATACATAAAAAAAGCGTGGTACCATAAGCGGAAATGAACGAACGTGCTGTTTATCGCTTCCTACCACCCTTAGAGAACAGTGCCGTTTGGGAGTTAAAGTTCTCAAAGACAGACTCAATACCTTTTGCTGCGTTAAAAGAACACCAGGTGGCAGGTCTTTTACAGAGCAAAAGGCTGGAGGGCGTTATGTTTAAGTTCCCCGATGTGGGTATAAATCAACCTCCTTTTGATGGATTTTGGATACGAGGTGCCGAGTTCGCATGGGTCATTGTCCTTTATTATGTTCCACGCAAGCCAAAAGTCTTTTACTATATTGATATTGATGACTGGCTTTGCGAGAAAGAGCAATCAAAGCGCAAATCACTAACGAGACAGCGTGCAAGTGAGATCTGTAGATACGAGAAAACCGCCCCGTAAGAGGCGGTTTATTCTCGACCTTATACACTTCGATTAAAAGTTTTCGTTCATTTTTTTAATCAATGCGTCTGCCTCCGCAGCATCGTAACCAATGCGCCCTAAATTCTCATAGAGAGCATCTGCCTCACTTTTTGGAGCCTCGATCAGATGGTTTTTAGTAATGTAGTCCACGAGGAATAGACGCGCCGTCATGAAGTACATTTTCCACTGATCCTTGCTGTACGTGGCTGTATCCCCAGCAGGAGAAGGGTAGCCGTTGACATTCTTCTTTGTTGCAGCGTCGTAGAAGTAATTGGTAATCTTTTTGCCCTCCTGCGTGACCGTGATACCTTTCTTGGTCTTGCCTGTATCAGTCTCAAAGGCGAATGGTTGCAAGGTGACTGGTTTCTCGAAGTCTATATTCGGGATTTTTTTCATCATATCCTCTGCATAGCTTGACGATACTCCCATGCATACCACCACATCGTCTATACCGAGGTAGAGTTGGTTGCCATATTCACCTTCTCGAAAGGTAAGACTGGTAATCATTCCGCTAAGGGTGTCGAATAAATACTCCCACTTACTTCCCACTTTCTTATCTGAAGTCTCATACTCACGCAGCACAGCGCCTTCCGCGCCCTGCTCCGCTTCGAGGTGAAACTTACCATCCGCTAGTATTGTGACGAACTTTACGTTGTCGTTTTTTGTATTGCTGAGTGCCATATAGTTTTATGTTTTGTTAACCTTCATTTGTAATGCACATATCGACCTATCCACAGGATACAGCTTTACAGCCAAGACGCAAGACAGTATACTTGTGGACAAGATGAGTACTGAGGTTGCGTCCTTTTACACACCAAAAAAATGGAAACCGACGTGCATCAGCTATTCATTCGCTCGCTTCTGGTACGACAATAAAAAGGCGTTCCGATCTCGGTACTACTATGGGGAAAAACCACCAAGCAATCCTGCATACATATTCGGGAGTGCAATTTCAGACATGATAAAAAACGAACCAGACCATCCACTTCTAAAGAATCTGCCACGATATTCAATGGTGGACGAGGAATATACCGTCATGCTCGGCGATGTTCGGTTTGTGTTTCACCCGGATATGTTTGAGCCTTTTACGTTCTCATTTCGAGAAATAAAAACAGGGATGCAAATATCAGGAGGTGTACCATCTTGGACGCAAGAAAAGGTTAACAACCATATGCAGCTTGATTGCTACTCGCTTGGGATCGAGTCTCTCTTTGGACAAGTGAACGAACTATGCCACCTCGACTGGCTCGTGAAAGTTAGGCGCGATTCTTCGGTACTCCCATCAAAAACGAAGGCCGCGCTTGGAGTTGAGGGAGAGATTGCATTTGAAGGTGAAGTGATTACATTTGAGCGCGTTATCTCATCAGCGGAACGATACCGCGCGAAAGAATGGTTACTGCAAGCATTTTATGAGATTTTAGCGGATTTTAATAACGAAAAGAAAAATCTATGAATCACGAAGATGTCATCAAGGAACACTACAAAAAAATCGCTTCTCTCGGCGGCAAGAAGATCGCGGAACGCGGGCCAGACTATATGCGTGAACTTCAGAAGAAAGGAGTAGAAGCGAGAAAGCGCAGAAAGGCCGCAAAAGTTATCCCCAACTAGCTATTGCTCATTTACGGCATAGCTGATATATTTTATTGAGAGATGAACAAGGGCGGGGTAGTCCGCGATGGATACAATAAACACCAAGATGTACATAGGTGTCACGTATCTATCGCAGACTCCCCCTACCCTCAGCAAAATCTCGAATCGTTCCTTGCGCTCTCTCATTCCTCATCCATTCTTTCGATACCGGTGCGCCGGTCGGCTACTCGCAAGGAAGCCCCAGTGGATGAGGAGTGACAGAGATTATTAGAAATAACTGAGAAAGGTTATGAGTTCACCAAATGTATTAGAAAGTGAAGATGTAATGTGCGAGTGCGGAGACTATCGAAGCGAGCATGTAGACGGCAATGAGCAATGCGTTATTAGCGGATGCGGTTGCAAAGAATATTTTGAACGCTTCCGAGAAGAAGAAATGCTATGAAACCTGACATTGCAGACGACATCGAGAAGATGGTTGATCACGTTAGGAATCACCATGGTTCCGAAACAGACCAACTATTCCAAGCAGCGCAGCGCATCGAAGCATGGTTAGCAACGTATAAAGGAAAGTAATATGGAACAAGTAATTACATTCGACCCAACTGTGGAACAACTCCAAACAATCGTCGCTTCGACAAAGGAGCTTACCGCAGGAGATCTCCCGAAAGTACACGAGGCGCGCATGTTTCTCCGAGACTCACGAGTCAAAATAGAAAAGAAAGGAAAGGAGTATCGTGCGGAAGCACTTGCCTATCAGAAAGCTGTCATCGCTCGTGAGAAAGAGCTGATCGCTATTATTGAGCCGGAGGAGGTGCGTTTGAAGGGGATAGAGGACGCCGCCGAAGCCGCAAGAGAACGTGCTGCACGAGCCCCACTCCTGCCGATGCGCCGCGAGCATCTAGCAAAGTTTGAGCACGTTTTGAGTGATGACGCTATCCTCGACATGGATAACAACGCCTTCTTTATGCTCCTCACTGAATTGCAGGCAAAAAAGAATGAGGCTGACCGACTTGCTATTGAAGCGGAAAAAGCACGCCTCGCTCGTGAGGCTGATCATATTGATAGAGAGGATCAGGAACGTAAGACGATTGAAAGTGAAAAACGTTACTATAATTGGCTTGCAAAAATTGGATACTCTAATAAATATGCAAACTTATGGTACTTCTCTAAAGAGGGTGGAACTATAAAAGCATACAAATACATTAGCACTTTCCAAAAATAACATGGCAAGAACACTAGAAGAAGTAATCAAAGAGTATAGGGACGCCTTAGAAGTGAACCTAGAACTCGCAAAGCAAGAAGCGATAATAAAACATCAACGAGAGGCAGCCAGAAAACGCCTCAACCTTGCGAAAGATGAATTACGAGCAATGGAATTAGAAATCTTAGAATCACAAAACTATGAAAACAATAATTGAGGAGCCGTTCGGACTTTACACCTTAAAGATGGCGAAAGCCGACAGTGACAGGGCATTAAAACCCCACCGAGAGCACACCAAACGAGTGCAGCGATGGCAGGAATACGGTATGACCATCGTCACGGTAGGCTTTGCCTTTATGGGAGTATCAGCGTTCGCATTAGCAGGAGTAACTAGCGTATGAAAATAGCGGTATCCATTGTTATTGCAATTGTGCTGAGTAACCTCGTTACCTCGATGAATGGCGCAGGAATTATCTTGTTTTCTAAAGGGAATTGGTTCTTCGGGTTACTTTTACAGTTTCCGAACTACCTATGCGTGGTGTACGCCATTGTGAGGGTAATAGACTGGCTTACTGCTGCTCCCACTAGCAACACAGTGATAAAAGAAAATTAACTAGCGTATGAAAAAGATATGGACAACAAGAGATGGTAAAGAAATACCGTACAAAAACATCGAAAACGACCACCTCTTGAACATCATCAAGTTTGTTAAACGAAGGGCTAAAGAAATGGACGGAGAAGTAATTGACGGCGGCGGATGTTGCTGGGATACAGACGACATATGGTACGTCATTGGCAGCGAACAGGATTGGCTCGATAAATACGATTACAAAGGATTGCTTGCTGAAACACGGAGAAGAAAATTAACTAGCGTATGAACCAAACGAGCTTGATTGACGACATGATGGACATAGCAAAGCGAGTTGACCGACTAGAACGGATGTATCAAATCGACGCCGATAAGAAGCCAGTGATTGAGTTCTGCTTTGATGAAATTTCTGACGTAGCAAGAATCGAGGCACTAATACTCTCATCAATCATGAGAATAAATGGTGACTATGAGCGAATACCGGGCAATAGCGAGTTTAGTAATTGCCGTGATCACAACATCGGCCCAGTGATTTTCCGTCTTCGGTGCGATAAATTGACAGAAAACAAGCGCGGCGAAAAATTAGGCGTCGGTGACATGCTTTTTACCCATAGAATCTACTAGCGTATGAACCAAACAGAAAAGAAAGATGATTGGAGGGAGGTTCTGATGCAAGCGATGGGAGTTACCACCACCGACCATGTTGTCAAGGGACACCCAACAGGAATCATAAATACCGTGGAAGAACTCCTACAAGCAACAAGAAAAGCTACGTTGGAGGAGGTAATCACTAAAAGTTACGGCATACAAACCGCAACAGACGCCGATGAGTTTCGTAAAGAGTTACAAGAGCTTAAAGAAAAGAATGTATGAACTACAAACTTGCAAAGCAACTGAAGGATGCTGGGTTTCCGTATTCAAAAAAAACGCAAGTCGGTTATTTTCAGAATGGTGAACGCGTACCAAATTACTACGCAGCGCAATCAGAAGGCGTCCCTCTACCCACTCTCTCAGAACTTATAGAGGCGTGTGGACACGGTTTTTCTTGTCTTCGCCACTTAGAATCTTTCCTCACCGGGGAGAATAAATGGATAGCACAAAGCAATGAAGCAAAGAGCCGTTCATTCACTGGCTCAACCCCAGAAGAAGCAGTAACAAAGCTCTGGTTAGCACTCAAAGAAAAGAATGACTGATATGAAAAACTCACAGCCTAAACGAGCCAAGTTGATCAGTGACGGCGGCCTTTACCGCTACCTACCTATCAAAGAGGTTGTTCCTACCATACACATACCCGTGATGAGGAGAATCAAGCTACGAACTCCTGAAATAGACCACGACGAAACATGGAAATTCGAGTTAGTTTATTCCTTAGAAAGAGTAACAAATGCTTTCGCAGAATATCGTCAAATTGATGCTATTAAAGTTATCAATAAACAATGACTGATATGAGTTGTTTTTGGAGACACAAATGGGGAAAGTGGGCGGAAGAAAGTCGTATACCAATACAACAACTAATTGATGATGGAACGTCCGCTGGTCGATGGGTTCAAGCTGATACTATGATTGTCCAAAAGCGAATATGCGCTGAGTGTGGGTTG